ACCCGACATTGGTATCGCAAATCTCGTGCGCGGTGACGGTCGGCGCTACCCGCATACCCTGAAAGGTCCCGACCCCGCCGGCGCCGAGGCTTAAGACCTCGATCGCGTTCTGGTCGCGCGCCTCGACCATCGTCAGGTTGTACGCGTTGCCGCGATCGGCCACCTCCAAGCGGTAGACGTTGTATGCTGCGAACGGATCGGAACGCGAGACTTGCAGCGGATCTTCGTCGTCGTCGTGCGCGAAATCGTCGTCGTCGAGATTGTAGATCGGCGCGACGTTCGGCAAGTATGAGGCCGCCGTCTTGTACTGGTAGGATATTTCTACGTTGGTGCCTTCATCGGCTTCCGCGAACAGATATGTTCCAACCGGATTCATCCCGTAGGTGCCGGCGCTGGTCGGATACGACGCTCCTGTGTAGCTCAGCGCCGCTCCCGTGTTCGCATAGGTCACCCCCTGATCGGCTACGAAGTAGGGAGCATTGCAGACCGTGATCGGCGCCGGATTGCTCGAACCCGAGGCGACCTCGCCGATCTGCCGCAAGCTGGTGATGCTGGCGACCGTTCCCGCGGTGACGGCGGTATCGCCATAGGGAATCAATCTCAGCTGTCCGCCGGACCACACCGCCGCCGTATTGGTCAGTTTCAGCCATCGCTCGAGAATGCTCGAGGCCGGCTCCTGATCGGTGAGCGCCGGGCTCAGACAAAAGCCGTTGGCGAGGCAATAGTTCTGATAGGAGGCTTGGCCGCCGGAGCTGAACAGCGTATCGGCGTCGATCGAGGCTGCTGGAAAGCCGGCGCCGTATTGCGCGTTGGTCAGGAAATCATTGATCACTTCGGCGGGATCGGCATCGAGGCCGTTGAAGCCGCTGGCATAGAACACCCCTTGTATCTCGAAATCGTGATTGTCGAGCGTCGCGCTGTCGCCGAGGTTGTAATCGGAGGCGCAGACATAGGCGGTGCCCTGATAGCCGAGCGCCTGCGCCGGGTAGGCCGTGGTCACGTAGCTCCACGGGCTCTGCGGTGTCGTCCCGGTGAACAGACTGAGCTGCAGCTGGCCCAGCGAGTAGACCGATTGGTTCTTCCAAATCTGGTTGACGTTGATGACCGGGCCTTCGCACAGGGCCATGATCACCGCGGCCGTGTAGGTCGTTTCCTGGTCGCCGAACAGGCCCCCCTTGCCGCCGGCGTTCTTGCCGCCGTTGCTGATCTGGAAATTGTTGTACCAGACGACATTGGGTGCGACTTTCGCTTCGCCCCAGACGATCGGAATGGGCAGCGTGTTGACCGCTGTCTGGATTTGCAGGCCGGTATAGTTCGGCGTCTGCACCGGCTGTGATCCGCCGAATAGTCCGCTCATTGCCGCCTTGCCCAAAAGCTGAAGAAGCGCGGCCTGCGCGATGCGGCCGACAGCGAGCCGTTGCGCGCGACTTCTTCCTCGAGAACGATGCGCGCCGAATGAAGAGCATGGACGATCGTGAGCGGCCTGCCCTCGGTGACAATGCCGCCGTGCGAATAGCTGCGGCCAAATCGCAATACCATCACGTCGCCGGGTTGCGGCTCCGCGATCTCGCGGCCGCGATCGAAGATGAAGCCGAGATAGCGCTCGTCATCGCGATGCAGATGCCAGTCGATCGGATAGGGTCGCGGGTCGAATGGCGCGACCAGCCCGGTATCGACGAACACCCGCACCAGCAGCATGCCGCAATCGACGCCGACGCCCTTGATATCGGCGCAATTGTGGTACGGCGTTCCGATCCAGGACCGCGCCGCCGCGACGACTGCACGGCGCTGGGCTTCTTCCACGTCCATCATTGGCTTGATGCCGCCGGTTCGTGCCGCCGTGCGCCCGTCTTGCCGGTGGCAGACAGGCGCGAGCCGGCGCGTCGTTCTTGGTCTGGTTTTCCAGCTTTCAGGCTATGAGCCTCAGATCGCCATTTGCGGCGCCGGTACAAACGGGAAGCCACGAAAATTGACGAGATTGTTGAACTTGCTCTGGCACGTCCCCGGGGTGTGGTCGCAGCCGCAATAGACCGTAAAGCCGTCGCCCGGCGCCGCCGCGCTTTCCAACGGATAGAGCAAGGTCAAGGATGTTCCCGCCACAACGGAGCCAACGGTAGCGGTCGCTCCGGCATTGGCTCCGGAAGTGAACGTAATCGAGCCTTGCAGAAAGCTCGCGCTGGCGCCGCCCCACTTGATGACCGAGGCCGTCGAACCGGAGCCGACGATGCCGCTGGTGCCGAACGCGTTCTTCACCAGCGTGCAGCCGGAGTCATAGAGCGTGTGCAGGCAGGTCGGCTGATAGATGTTGCGCGGCATGTCGATGTCGAGCAGTACCAGGTCCGAATTGACCGTAAGCTTGGCGCTGGTCCGTCCGATCTCTTCGATGACGCCCAGCCGACCCTTAAAGAGCGTCACCGAACCCACTGCGGTGCCGCCGACTCGGTCGGAAAAGAAGACGCGGTCGCGCTCGATCTCGCAGCCATCGAAAGAGCCGTCGCGCAGCGCCTGCAAAAACGGCGCTCCCCCTGTGAGCGTATCGGCGGAGGTCGCCGCAACCGTGATCTGTTGCTGATCGACCTCGAGTCCGATGGCCGCCTTGTATTTCAGGCCATCCACCAGTATCGAGTTGGCCAGATAGGTATTGCCGTTGTAACTGAACGTGACGTCGGCATTGGTGTAGCAAAGAACCAGGCCGGAGCGCAGGTTGAAGGTGAACGCGTCCGCCATGACGAGCGGCATATCGGAATTGCTGCGCGCTGTGTTCAGATAGCTGATCAGGGCAGATGACGCCGGCTTCATGTCTTTGCACCGCGACAGACGTCGGCGGCTCGCTTGCCGCACTCGCTGGTTTTTCCGATCTCGAACACGATTTGCTCCTTGCCGTTTGACGGCACGGTCACGGCTTTACGCTGCGGAATTTCATGCTGTCGAGCTTCCAGAGATTGGACATGAATTCCTCGAAATCCATCTGATCGTCGAGAAAGCGGCAGTTGAAAGCGTAGGAGAAGTCCGCCGAAACGGTGACGCCGGAACCGGGCGCCGTCGCAAAGACCAGGGTGTTGGGCGTCGTCAGGCTGTACGCGGCTGCCGCCTGCGCCACGCCGTTGAGGTACACAGTGGCGATGCTCGTCACCCAGCCGACCGGTTCCAGAAATCCGCCGAGCGAGCGCTCCATGGTGAATGCGACGGTCGCACCGTCGCCGGTTCCGAAGACTTGCCCGCCGACCGTGTTATCGTCGGGATCGACGTAGAGGAACGTGCCGAGCTGGCCCTGCAGTTGCAGGAAAAACCCCATGAGTTCTTGCAGGCTCGAGCCGCCGAGCCCGGCAAACGCCGCCGTCGAATTGGAGGCGAGGCCGTTATAGACCGCCTCGAACTCGTAGAGCGGGTAGGCCATCAGCGCGACACGCACCTCGCGACCGGAGGTGTGCGCCGCGACGCGGGTCGAGAAGCCGGGTTTTTTGTGCCGCGACCAGGCAAGCCCGGCGAGTGCCGGCAGCGAGGGCGGAGCCGTCATGATCGCACCGTGCGCAGCTTGAGGGATTGCAGTGCGTAAAGCTGAGCCATGAACTCCTGCGCATCCTGGCTGTCGTCGTCGAAGCGGCAGAGCAGATACCACCGGAAATCTGCGGTCACGGCGACGCCGGCCGCCGGGGCCGTGGTCAAGGTCACCGCAGGCGCGAGCGGCGTCGGATCGACCGCGAAGCTGCCGGCCGGCTGCCCCACTCCATCGAGATAGATTGCAGTGACGGCGCCGACGTTGGCCGGTGACACGGAAGCGCTGCCGATGGAGACCGCGAAGGAAAATGCCCTGGTCGAGCCGTTGCCGGTGCCGATGAGCTGCCCGCCGACCGGCGACAGCCCCGGCGGCTCGAAATAAAACGACGCCGCCTCCCCCTGGCATTCTCCGAAGAAGCCGATGATCGCCTGCAATTCGTCGTTGGGCGACGCCATGCGCAAGACATCGTAGCTGAGCGCGATCGCCCACAACGGGGCGACGTATTTGGCGGCGCGAACTTCGCGGCCGGAGGCGTGCAGTGCCGAGCGGGTCGAGAAACTCGGCGAAAGCTTGACCGACCATCCGAGCGTCGGCACGCTTGGAAACGTCGAATACGGTCCCGGCGTCGGCGGATCGTCCGGCACCGGTATGGCGAGAAACGGACCTTTGCCGCCCAGCCAATTGCCGGCCGGCCAGTTACCGGTGTCGCCCCACACTTCGACCAGTTGCGGGAACGTCGGGAACGGCCGCGCGTCCCAGTTCCAAACCGACATGAACGCGGTTTGGATCATCGGCATGCCGGCGGCGGATGTCTCGTTGTTGCCGTCCTCTACCCAGTATTCGTAGATCGCCTGCAGCGCGAGGAGTTGCAGCGTGTCGTCGCGGCGCGGCCAGTAGCTTCCCGGCACGCTTTGGCTCGGATCCCAAATCGACCAGAACGGCGTGAAGCTCTCGATCGATGCAGGCGCGTAGAAGACGTTCGGCTGATTGGTCCCCTTGTCGCAAGCCGGGAAACCATATTCGGCGAAGGTGATCGACTTCGATTGCGGCGTCCACTGCGTGTACGGACCGTGTGGCGCCCAGCCATTGCCGTCGCCGTCGTCGTAGATCGCCTGATGCTGGTTGTTCCACCACCAGCGCAGCTGCTTGTTGGCCAGCAGTTGCTGGTTCATGCCGTATGGATTGCGCGCCTGGGCGAGGCGATCGCCCTGCGGCAACGAGACCTGCAGGTCGCTTCCGTTCGGATCAAGCCCGATGCCGAGATTGCTGCTGTCGTTGTAGAACCAGTCGAAGTATTGGCCGCCCTC